ATTTCTGACTTTTTGTCAGTTTGCTGTCTTATGTTATGTTCGAAAAAATACTTCACACCCATATGGGTGTGAAGTATTTTTTCGAACATAACATAAGACAGCAAACTGACAAAAAGTCAGAAATAAAGAAAATTTTTAGGAAAAGGGTATTCATCCATCCAATATTTATGATTAGGACATAATGCTACATGCAAAGTGTGACATCTCAAAACTCTTAATATCTGGTTTCGATCACACATTGTACACCTTAATTTAACCTTAGAGATTGACTCTGGAGGATCACATGTCCAGTTGTCAATAACCCAACTGATATTGCTAACTTCAAGCCTTGGTACATCACTGCATTTCTCACTGTCTTCAATTTTAATTTTGCTTGACCACTTAGGCAAGTATTTCTTTACTTTCTTCTTAAGCTGTCTTCTTCTTTGCTTCGCTTTCATTTCACACTTATCACGATCATTCATTTGCCTTATAAGTTTACTATCCTTAAAGTTTGTAATCAAGCTTTGCCTGTGTACATAATAACTTCTTTTAACAGACTGGCCTCTTGCAGAATTTAGATAACACTTATGTCCACAACCACAGTATGTCTTACAAACTGGATTACCTGCTGGACATTTCACAAATTTTGCACCTTCCTTTTTCTTCATTCTACAGTGACCGCAGTGTAACATACTATATACAACTTCCCTCTCCTCTTCAACATAACAATCATCACAATATACAATCTCACACATTTCCACAAAGTTTGCACATTCTCTACACAAAACTGCCATACATGCGCTGCAATGAATGACATGCATTGAGAATGAGCCACAACAGTCTCTAACTAATTTAGGATCTACTGGTTTTTCTCTTATAAATTTTAGACTGGTCATTTTGAATGCCGTTTTTTTTTATCTATAATTTAAAACTTTTTTTATCTTTTAAGAGAAACATTTGTGTATAGTATATGACTCCCTCTAGTTATACGATATTGAACATTTAAACCTGCCCTCACACATGCTGTCTGGAGCTGTAATATAAGTTTTTCCACACTATCAGGCTGATGGACATTTATTATCTTTTTTTCAGGAAAGTTATCGTCATCATCAGCCCAATCTGTCTCAGTAATATTTTCATTTTTTATATCCTTACGTCTTGTTTCATTTCTAACACATATACCACTGAAAGTCCTACTTTCAGACCTTTCCATCTTTTCTTCAACATTATCTTTTTTATATGTAATATAGAGATATTGCCTATCTTCATACACCCTAGTTGATTTAGAAAAACATAATAGATTGCAACTCTTATCATCTTCATCCCTGTAAAATATTCTCAAATCATACTCAGTTTTATTGGTAAGGGTTAGAATACCACTTCCATCCATTTTAACATCAACCTCATATTCCTTCTCTGCAGCCATGCTTTGATGATTAGTTTTGATTATAGTTCGAAAAAATACTTCACACCCTTATAGACTACTATAAGGGCTGCAGAATGTTTTTATCTAGAAGTTTACTCAAATCAGAATTCATACCAATAACACCGAAAGTGGTGTCTAAAGTTGTTGACCCTATAACTGCATGCCTATACTCATTAGATGATTATCCTTTTGAAGAAATTGTTGATTACAGAAGTGATGTTCTTCTCCAATATTCTTCACTCTTTACTAGTGATAGGGAGGGTGAGATTGATTATCCAAAAACACCTCTTAAAAAATGTGAAACTAAGTACTGGATTACAAATAACTTAACTCCTCTTGGCTCCGGATATTCTATGGTATTTTATGTTTATGATTTGCATGGTGAAACAAAGTATGCGTATTTATATGGAAATACTATCATAAATTACCCACGTGACGCACATAAACTTGTTTGTGTTATTTACCAAAGACGTGACAACATTATTAGGATGGACTCTCCAACTAGATACTATTGGTTTCAAAAGCCTCGTAATCTTCAATATAAACTTGCAAATTTTAAACTGAGCAGACTTTTGAATAATGACCAGCCTGAGTTTGACATTCTCTACAAAAGTAGGCACAATGTTCTTCAGATTTATTTGTGTTACATGCTTGGACTTACACCTGTTTTAGATGAAAATTTAGATCTTAAGCAATATGGTATAACATCGAGATTGACACCAGACTTTTTTGAGTTTTCAGAAGATGAAGATATTTGTTTGATCGGTGATATTTCCATAACTACTGATCCAACTTCTAGTTACTTACAGAAAAAAAGCAAGTATTCAAGCTTAGCTGACAATATAAGGAAAACAACAGGTAAGATACCAATATTGGCATTTTTTTGTTTTGATACACGTTCATGTGACGTTCACCAGGTTTTGTCACGTTCAGTAATACCAGCCTTGGAGAAACACGACCAGGAATTTGAACACGATTTCTTTTCGAATATTAGGGTGTTTCATATACTTAGAGAAAGATTTCCAGAATCATTCGAAAGATTCATAGACCAGGAGCCTCAACAAAAAATACCGTTTGAGTATGATTTTAAACCAATCAAAAGGATGGATCAAGTTATAAAATTAATGAATGGGCACTTTAATGTGGAAAATTTTACCAATCTTTTAAAAGAGGATTTGGATGAAGAAAAAGGTGTTTTTACATCCTATAAAGATGAAGTATTTACTGCAGAACAGATAGAAGAAGCTCTAGTTTATGCTGAGCAGGCAAATTCAGAGTACAAACCTAAATATAGGCCCACACACTACATACCTATTCCATCAACAAATGCAGGATTTGAAAAGGTCACAGGAGAATTCGGAGAACAGAAGATGTTGAAAACTTTATTTGAATCTTTAAGGCATGTAGAGCATCCATTTGTTAGGGATGTTTCACTACACTTTAATAGTATATTAAATGGTCCTTGCAAAGAATATCAATGGGAAATGTTTACAGAAGGCAAAATAGCTGGGTATGATGAACTGAGGGATGAATATCATAAAAATAGCTATTCTGAAAATATGCAAGATTATATTGCAAGTAGGGTTGATGGTGTGCCAAATAGTAAATCTGATAGGTTTATTAGGCGTAAAGTGTTCTTGATGTCCAAGACAAAATTACAACCAGAGTCACAAGTTTTCTGGATGGAATCTGGACAACAATTTGATAGATACCATCCTGAAATGACCCCCAAAAAGAAAAAAAGAAGTGCACCTAATGACTCCATAAATGTTGTCGAAACATTCCTTAATCACTTATGTAAGGAAAATCTAGACACAAAGATACCCGATGAAATAACAGAAGAGAATTTCTATGAACATGAGAATGTACAGTCATTAGCTGAACACTATAGGCAAAAGTCAAGAATTTATTTAAATATGCTTCAAGATACATATTGCCATAAATATCTGCGACATAACAGCTTGGCATACGAACAACTGATCCATTTCGGTAACCTTAGTATGTCTGATAATAAGATAGCTGTTTTTAATACAGGCATTCCCAATATCTGTATTTTACAAATTTGCAATTATAGGGGCATATCGAACCAAGTTGGAAAACCTTTCATAGTATTTGGTATAGTTGATGATGCTGCAGATTGCACACCACATTTTTTTGGTGATGTGTACTTTGAAAAATTCAATAGTAAGTTATTTTTTTGCACTGGTTGGAGGAGATTACCCATGCACAGAATGGAATTTTTTAGAGATCAATATTATAGTGTATTGTCAACTACAATGTGTAGTTTTAGCAGGAGAGATGAAATCCATTCAGAAGATTTAAAAGGTATATTTGCAGTTAGAACCTTAGTGTCATTAATATCTAACCAAGTTAGCATGGAGAAGCTTGCTGATGCTAAGTATGCCATTATGTCAAGTTTTTCAGAGTACACCAATTTTAAGTCCCTGATTTTAGAAAAGTTTTCTCCTCCATATGGGAATGCATTTGAAGTATGGCTTGTTTCTACAATGCTCAAAGGTTTGAGTAGATTTAGATCTCAGCTTCAAGATCGTCGAAATGTTAGAGTTAACAGACCAGAGCTTACGGAGTTCAGACAAAGAACACAAGAAAGTTCTGGTGGTTATTTCAATTTGCTTGGATTGTGGAGTAATAGGAGACTTTTCAATATCCAAGATGTACTTGACGAGCTTTTTCTATATATACACACACCCAAGGAACCCTCAAACATATTTCATGAAGAAGTGAAAGCTGTGCAGACTATTCAAGATTGGCAACAAAGGTATGATAAATTACCTAAGCCAGATAAAGCAGGTCATCATGGAGACGAGTATGGAATACACCACTGGCTTCTAGAAAAGCCTAAAATAGGTTTTTCATCTGAATTATTAAAATATGGTCTCCAAATAGCCATGCCTTTATTTGAACGATTTATAGACCAGTCCGTTAATTTGGTTTTGAATGAAAAAATAGATGAATTGGAAAGTACAAAAGCAGTAGTTCCAGATGGAAGAGATCCTATTGAACCTTATTATTTCAGCAATGCTGAGAAGAAACGACGAGCAAAAAGAGTTAAGGCCTTTGCTGAGTCAGTGGGAGTTGATTCAAAAGTTGCAGAAGAATATGTAGACTCTATACCTATAAAGGAACGTCATCCGTCCTTTGTGAGAAGAAGAAAAGTGCATGATGAACTTAGGAAGTACTCACTTGTAAATGAGAGTATGTTGTTAGTGAATTCTGCGAAAATGTTTCTGGAAACTGAAGAAAGGGTAATGGCTGATATATGTATAAAAGCACAATATGGCGGTAAGAGAGAATTCTATGTTATGTCCATGGGTTCAAAGGTTTGTGCCAGAGTTGTTGAGCAGTTTTACCATAACATCTGTAGACATATACCAAATGAAATGATATCTGTCCCAGGAGATAGAAAATTGATGAAAATGCAAGAGACTATGGATAGGATAACTTATCATGCAATGAAAAGTGGACACAAGATAATGTATATAAATGGTGATTGTACCAAGTGGTCTGCATCAGAAGTCATTGAAACCTTTTATCTTATGTGTGATGTCATGTGTGGTAAAACTCATCCTGGATTTGCAAACTTAATGAAACATGTATGTCAAAAATGGGCTGACAAAGATGTTCAGGTTCCATATGATGTGTATAAAAAAGTGGCTCCAATAATAGAAGAAACCTCTTACTTGAAAGATTTAAATAAAACTGGGTACAAAATGAGGAGTAAACAAAACTTTCTACAAGGTGTTTTTAACTATATGTCATCCTTTAAGGCGTTTATAGCACACAACTTGACGTTCCACCTCTGGAAAAAGATGTACCCAGATTCATCCCTATATGCGGATTTCCTAGTTCATTCTGATGACTATGCTACAGCTGTAAGCTACAAACATGAGATTGAATTTATAAGGTATAGGTCTCTACAAAAAATATGCATGAAGTTGTGTGGTATGTCAGATAGCGAGAAGAAAACAAACTGCCAGCATTATTTTATGGAATTCATATCACTTGTCTGTTTTAATGGGTCCATGAGTTATCCTACTATCAAGAAGACTAAAGAGGTAGCCCTAACTTTGCCTTGTGAGTCATTTAAAGGTGATTCAGACATGGTATGTGCTAGGACTGGGGAATGCGTGAGAGTTGGAACTGATTTGCAATCATCTTGGATATTTCATAGAATTCACATGTATTTGCTTCGAAGGGCATATTCATTACATAATGGTGGAACAAATGAGATACCAAATCGGTTCGGCCAGCCTGTTCAGCTTTTTGGTCAGTCAGATATGAATCCTATATTTTACTTCCTTTGTAAGGGTGATCCAAATAATTTAAGATTGTATCATTATGCAAGGACTGGTGTTGGGTCAATATACAATCTCCTGCATGACAAACAGGATGTTTTGGATACTATAGATCAATTTGCTAATCCAAATTTTGTTTATAATAATTATAACAATAGAATACAAGGGCTCAGAGATTCTACTGGGAAAGATTTTTCAGAGTCAAGAGAGTATTGGGAATCAAATTTGATTTATAATTTTTATAGGCCCAAGGATCGAGACAATTTTGTTGAGTGGTCATTGAACATGTATTTTAAGAGTTCTTTTGTGAAGGCATATAACAAGGAGAGTAGGAGTGTAAGAATGTTAAGATTGTCTTCATTCTCTAAAAATAAATGTGTGACATTCATGGAAAATGACGCCCTATTTGAACTTGTTGTTAAGTCTAGTAACAACAATGCTTTTACTAAGAAAAGAGAAATTGAAAAACATCTTATGACCATTAATGAATGTTTTCAATATGGATCAACATACAGAAGTGAAGTTGATAGTGCTGAGTTACTCAGAGCCTGTCTGAATGGTGATTCAACTGGTGAAACTATCTACAACTGGCTCGAATCATCAAGAGTAATGATAACCAGTAAACGGAATTTCCAGAACCCTGCTGCAACACTAGCTCCTCTAGGGACTCAATGGGTGAATTTAACTAAAAGTGTTTTCTCAAACATATTTTATCTTTGTGATCCTAAAAATTACTTAATTGATTTCGGGGACCCACCAGATGCAGATAAATGTGAAAGTGATAGAAAAGAATTTGAGAGATTATATCCTGGGCTAATAGACAGAGTTGTAAGTGGTGAGACGTATGTAGAAAAAGCAACTTCACTTCAGGTAATATATAGGATTGCAACACAAAGTGGTGGATCAACTCAAGTTTGTATGACAAAAAGGAGAGAAAGAAGCAACCTAGCCGATTTTCTAAAAGATACATTTAAGTATATGTCTTTTAGCAATATACAATGTGATGTCTTCAGTAATTACTTGTATCATACAATGAATCCATACACTCTATCATCACAATCTCTTGTTGGAATAAAACCCACTAGCAGTCTTGTTAGATTAATTGTCAACAATGCTGGTCTGATATTTGCAGCATTGTGGTACCGATTTGATTTTGGTGAACAAACTATTGATTCATTGAGATCTGCTAGATATGCATATCACGGTAGTGAGGGTAATATAACGGATATTCTCAAAGGTATATCCACTGAGCAAGCTTTTGCTGAAGGAATGGAGAAGCATGAAGTGATAACCTTGGGTATACTGAACGCATATATATTTGGTGATTTTAGTATATTGGCTGAGGTTGTCAATCAGCGTATGACTTATGGAATTTTTTATGATTCAAGTAGGGAGAGAATAACTGATACAGGATATGCAGGCTTAACTGTAGCTGATTATAATTTTGGAACAGCATATTGCAAGATGCAATTAGACAGAGATACTGGTAATATGAGAATCGAAACTAATAGCCTTAGAGTTGCCCAACTAGGTGGAATTTATTGGACAGGGGTTAGAGCATGTGGACTTATAAGTGAAAATGTATTATCTCTTAAATTGGCTGATGGTTTACCAAACATCCCTAAAATTGAATTTACTGCATGGGAAAATGGTATGTATTTTCTATATGATAAGCATTTTGAGCTAGTTTATAGAGATAAAGGTACCAAGTGCGTTGGTGTGCCTATAATGTATAAATACGATTTGATAATTAATCCAAAACTTGTAAGTATAGAAGCCAGTTGTATTGAGACGGCATTGAGATGTGATGGGATTTGCATATATCATGGAGATACTCGAATATTAACTATGCCTTATATGAAATTATATGCTTGTGATGTGCAGATAACTATGGATACTAAAGATTTGGATAATGAGCTATTTGAACCTCAAAATCTAAATTTCACAGTTCTTAAAAGCAAGAATCACAATATAGAGAATATTGGGAAATATAGTGAGCGTCTAACAACCGAGACCTATAGTGCAACAATGCTAGATTCAATATTATATAAAACATGTACAGGTGTTGAGCCGTTAAATGTAGAAGATTTAAGTGAGAAAACATTTTCATTGCCAGACCTTGATTATGAGAGTGATGATAGTGGTGTATTTGATGACGAGTTTGGACTGTTTGACATTGAAGAATCTGAAATGCTTCCATCACAACATCCTTCTGAGCCATATCTTCCTGCAACATTACAGTTTGAGGCACCTAAAAGAACAATGCATCTTATATCCAGACTTAAAAATGCTTCTTCAATATATGAACAAATTTGTGAGAGTTCTTTAGGCTTGACTGATAGCATGGTCTTGATGCCTTCGGAATACTACATGACACAGAGAAGCATACACTTCCTTAAGAATACTATCCACAATAAGATTGGAGCATTAATATCTAGAGGATTAGAAAAAGCTATTATAAGGACTGAGTGGGAGGACATCAATGGGCATACCTTACGCTGGGATGGAAGGAAAGTTTGCATATATAAAAAATTAACTAAAAAATTAGATTACTTGTTAGAAAGAAATATACAGCAGAACCCTAATATTCTATGGAACAGACTACCTTATAACAAGGATCAAAAGTATGGAGAATATGTAGACATACTGTTGCCTAAATGTATAGAGAAAACTTTATACACAGCATTATATTATAAGTATGAAAAAAATCTATTGCCAGCACTTTATCCCAATAATGAATTAACTGTGTTTATCCTTGAAGACTGGATTGGAATTACAGGTGATGATCTAGACTTGTGAGTGTGATTTGTTGTGATGAAATGATATTTAATAAAAAATTCTGCAGCCCAT